CAGAAGGACTCCAGGAACGGGCCGAAGCCTTCGCTCGTGCCGGGCACGCCCTCCTCCCACTGTTTGCGCGCGAGGTCCTCGGCGATCTTCTTGTTTGTGACGTTGTGGCCGTTGTCATCGTGGAGCGTGACGAGGCGGTACTTGCCATCGGGACGGAGGAAGCCCGCCTGATAGCAGGGACGTTTTACGTCGGCCTTGCGGCGGGAGACGATCCACTCACGGCGGGGGCGGATCAAGGGGCGGGACTCATGGCATTTCTACGAGGCGCCACTTCCCTGCGCAGACGGCTACGGTTCTCCCTGTGTCGCCGCGCGGAGTGTGCGTGAACGGGATGATGCCGCGCTCTCCACAGTCGCACACAAACTCCGTTCCCCCGCTCTCGCGCTTTATAGGTAGGCCCGTGAGGGCGGGCAAGATCGGCATCACCGTATCGCCTCCCCTGCCCGCTTCGCCTTGCGGCGCCATCTCTGCGCTATGCGACCGGCGGTATCGCCCTCTTTGACTTTGACGGAGATCATCGCTCCATCGCGGATGCGCAGGGAAAACGTGCCGTTCCTCTTTGCCTTCCCGCGCAGCCGAACCGTGACCATTCCGAGAACTTCGTCGAGCGCAATCACCCTTGACTCGCGCATCCCGTATCGCCTCCCCTCTGATCTCTCCCAGCGGTTGCGGTTCGCCCGTGCCGTAGAGGATCTCATCCTCCGTAAAGTAGCGCATCATGATTTCCTCTGCGTGTCTTCGTCGCCGGGCACGGGCGGCAGGTTGCCGAATGGAAGGTCGGAACCGTCGAGGAGAATGAAATCTTTCTCGACCACCTCTCGCGGAACAACGGCACGGAGTCCATCAGGGAGGATCACGAACCGCACGACGCCATGAGGGAAGTACAGCCTGCCAGCGGGCTTTCCAACAACATCGCCAGTCGCGAAGTCTTTCTCGAAACGCATTACATCTTCCATAGGTACCTCCGCGCACAATCCTACACCCGCGCCGCCCCGTTGTCAAGCGTTCTACAGATTGTTACACATGGTGTCCGCGCGGCCGAGCGATCAAGTACCCGTCAAGTGCAATAACTCTTTATTCTACAACGATTTACGATATTGCTGCGGACTGGACTTGAACCAGCACACCCTTTCGGGCACCAGCCCCTCAAGCGGGCGTTACCCGTTTATATGGTACAATTAGCCCGTTTTAGTTCAATTTTCGTTCAAAAACGGGTCTTTTGTACAGGGTGGATAATGAAACAGATAAGCTCCATTGCACATGCGTTGCACATGCGGTGCCGTGCCAAGTCCCCACTTTCCCCCGCAACTATATTTTCAAGAATCTTGTTGACAAACCTATCGGATAGGTATAGATTTGAAGCATGACAACGACGATGACAGCGAGCAAAAAGGAGGGCACCATGGCCCACGACTTCAATTTCAACTTCGGTTCCTTCGCCTCTACCGACATCACGGTCGAGGCCCTTTCCACGGCGGCGCGCGCGCTTCTCGCGGCCATGTTCGGGGCGGGGGCGGTCTCTGTCACCCTTCCGAAATCCAAGGGCGACGACCTTGCCCGCTTTTTCACCCAGAAGGGCCTCACGTACTGAGGCCCCGGGGGGCGCGCATCCTACACGCGCAGAAGGAGAGAGAGATGGAAGATCCGAGATTGACCCCCGATGACCTGTACCGCTGGATGAGCGAGTTTGCCACGACCGCAAAGATGATCATGCGCTCGAAGAAGGGCACCTATGCACAGCGGATAGAGATCACCGACGAATACATCTTCGTGAATGACGAACTGGCACGACTCGCAGACGAGGCCGGAATATGAAGCCGAGGCCCCCCACCGCCGCCGAGGTATCACGGGTCATGTCCGCGCTGGGCAAGCGCACGAGCCCCGCGAAGAAGGCCGCCAGCGCGGAGAACGGGAAGAAGGGCGGAAGGCCGCGCCACTTTCCCTGCCCCGCTTGCGGGGAGACCGTCTATCAGGTCATGACCTATACCGGCAACCCGATCCTCCGCGACAAAGAGACTGGACGTCTCCATCAGTGCAAGGGCGGGCGGCCGAAGCTACCAAAGAAGCCGAAGGCGTGATAGGATAGCCCATGATCCGCTCCTTTGAAATCTCCGTCAAGTACGCCGAGTGCAAGGCCGCGCTCCAGCGCATCAGCGACACGGAACTGCCCGAGGCAATCGCGGCCGGCATCAACCGCATCGCAAGCGGAGCTGCCGCGGCGCAGCGGATGAACCTCCGCCGCGACTTCATCCTCCGCAACAAGTACACTGAGGGGAGTCTCGCGTACTACAAGGCGAACCCGAAAAAGGACATCGCGCGGATCAACGCAATCGTGGGCTCTAAGCAACCCTACCTCGCGCTCCAGGAGACGGGCGGAGAGCGGCGTCCGGTGAAGGGGTCCCGCGTCCCCGTGCCGACCATGCGCGCGCGCGGAGGGAATTGGAAAGCGCCGATCCAGCGGCGCTACACGCCGAAGCCCGGCGCGCTCACCTCGAAGTTTTTCGTCCTGGGGCCCGCCACGGGGAAAGTGTCGCCGAGGGCCGCGCGCGCCGCGGCGTACCGCCTGCAGGCCCCTGCCATCTTCAAACGAGACGCCTCGGGGCTCGTGAAGGTGCGCCTGCTCAATGAGCCATCCTACCACCTGCGGGCGCGCCACTGGCACACTGAGGCCGTGAACCGCTACGCGACGATGACGAATATGCAGATGGCGTTTATGACCGAGGCGCGGCGGCGCATCGCGAAGTACCAGGCGGGTTAACCTTCAATCATCGCGCTCCTCGGGTTGTCAGGGTGTTCTGCGTCGTGCGGAAACTTCTCATTCGCCCACGTGGCGGGCTGGACCTTGAAGTCAATCGGCAGGCCGGTCAGATCATGGCCGAGCGCGGAGAACGCCAAGCAATAGGTTTCCCATTTCGCGCCCTTCGGTGTTTTCTCTCCGAATATCCTCTCGAAGTCCGTCGACGTCTCGCCAGCCCTTACCCTTGAGAGATGACCCAACGTGGTAGGCATAGGTGATTCCGAATGCGGCGCTTAAGAATCTGCCGAAGATGGAGTACAACTTGATGGAAGCGGGGAAGCCGGCGCTCATTTCACCGCTGCATATATGCCCGCGGCCATCGCGAGCGCCGCCGTGACGATCGTCACGACCTTCAAAATGACGTTCTCCCGCTCAAGGGATTTCGCCCGCGCCTCTGCCGCCGCTATCTTGTCCGCCGCCGCCGCTATCCTTTGGTCCAGCGAGTCCAAAATAACTTTCGACCCTGCCAAGGAACTCAAGGCATCGGCGAGTTGCGTCCGCAAATCCGCTATCTCCGCCTGCATCAGTGACGGGTCCGGGGAGTCCTTCAATAATTGCTCTAAGATCGCCAACCTGGCGGAGAGCTTCGTCCCGGCTTGCTCGAAGCTGTCGGACCTGTCCTTCCAGTAGTTGCGCTGTGCGATCAGCGTTGACAAGTCGAACCTCGTCTGCGTCGCCTCGCTTTGTGAGATCGGCGATGGTACCGCGGGCGCCGGTGAGTTCTGTGCCGACAGCGGCAAGGTCAGAAGAGAGAGAGCCAACGCGAGGACGATACACCAGCGCCCACGCCAGGAGGAGCGCGAGCGCCGCGGCACCAAGTGCCGTGAAGATGTACGAGAGGACGCGCCCCACATCAGGGCTCCTCGGGGAAGGCGTACGCTGCCTCCCCGATCACCACGCGCCACTCGTGCCCCTCGGGGGCGTCGGGATTGCACCCCTTCTCGTTGAGTTCCGCCTGCAGGGCGAGGTGACCCGCTCGCGTGTCGCGCTCGCCATTCTCCTCGTACTCCTCGGCGATCCCGATGGTCTTGTCGGTGATGTCGATCAATGCAACGTGAAACATCGTGGCCTCCTATGCCAGATAGACGCCGGCGAACAGGTAGCGATACCTCACGGCAGAGCGTGGCTCTGTCGTTCCGCCGGTGCGCGGGGTGCCGTTTGTTCCGTCAGTGGACGGTCCCGTTATCGAGGCGGTTTGGATCCACTTCGCCGCCGCAATGTTGTCGTCCGTGCTCCCTCCTGGGTCTTTCTTGGCGACCAATCCAGTCCCATCGCTGATACCGTGATAGTGCCCCTGCATCCGGTCCCGCCGCCGCGTCCCTCCTACTGCCTCCCGCCCGTCTGCCGAGACCGATGCGCGTCCCGAGTCCCGGAAGGTTCGCGCCTTCGTCGTGTCCCCCGCGATCCTGTTCGGGTAGAAAATGGCCGTCTGCGCGCCCGCGAGCGCGTCCCCGGTGATGGTGATGGTGTGCGCGCCCACGTTGACGTTCGTGATCGCGTAGTCGGTGCCGCCGACGTTCAGGGCGCGCCAGTTCGAGTACGCGCTCTTGCCGTAGCCCCACCCGCCCGCCAGCGTGTCGGCGGCCGAGTCGACGAGCAGGTCATCGGCGAGCGCCGCGAGGAGACCGTCCCACGCCACGCCTGAGCCCGTGACAACGTGCGCGGCCACGGTGACGGAGTGGTCCGTGATGTATGTGGTGCCAGTGCTCCATGCCTTCGCTTTCTGGGCGCGAAGTGCCGCCACGAGGAGTGGATAGGCCGAGGCCGCGATGTCATGGTCGGCGTCCCCGATATAGAGCACGGGGCAGTATTTCGGATAGGCCGGGTGGATCTCGCTCCGCGCGGAGGCCCATCCGACCGGGGTCAACTCTACCGCGGAGTCCAGCGTCTCGCCGGGGAAATGGGAGTTCGCGATGATCGCCTTTTCTAGTTGCATCCAGTCCGTGCCGTCCAGAGCGACGCCCACGCCCTCAACGACGGCGGAGACCTCCTCCTGCAAATTGTTGCGGTCCTCCGCGGTGCCCTTCGATCCGCTACTGACGCCCGGCACGCGGTCGACGTGGAAACCTGCTGCGCTACCTGGTGCGGTTGTGCGTTTCATTGGTGACTCCTCATGGGATGGTTATTGAATTACTGTCGCGGACGTCGGACCCCGCTATGTTGGTGGCGGTGACGCGGAGGAACCATGTTCCGCTCGCGGGAGGATTCGTTGCCGTTACGTAGCCGGTCTCCCCTGGGACGGGGGCGCTGTTCTTGTACCACTGGAGGGTGGGGGATGGAGCCGGATCTCCTGTCATAGAGAGAGATCCGAGTTTTAATTGCGCCACCGGAGGCCAAAGACCGGGGACGCTTCCGAGATAAATGGCAACGCTATTTATCTTCGGCGCGGTAGCTGCCGTCACAATCGCCGCGCTCTCCGCGTTGGCGCTTCCCGCGTCGTTCGTCGCGGTTACCTTGCAGGTGAAAGAGCTTCCGATTGCCGCGCCTACCGGAACCGTGTAGCTCCGTGCCGTGGCCCCTCCGATGTCCCCCGAGTTGAGGCGCCACTGGTAGGCAAGTGTCGGCGTCGGCCCCCCGATGACCTCGCCCGGCATGCAGACCATCGTGTCGCCCGGCTGAGCGCTCCCGTGGATCGTCGGGTTTGCCGCGAAGGACGGCGCGATGAAAACGCCCTCGTATCCTTCAGCCACCGCGAGCATGGCCGTGTCGGCTCCCGCCTCGGATGTCTCGTCGAATGAGAGGACCACGAGGCCCGTCGTGCAGGGGATCAAATGCAGCGGGGTATACCTGGCAAGCAGGCGCGCGAGGATGGGGATCTGCCCGTCGTCGCCCAGGGTCCCCGTCACGTCGTAATACTGCGGGGAAAAATCGCCATCCTCAGCATTGCACAGCGCTACCCCGCACTCGTCTGCGCCAGCCTCGGAAGAGGCATCGACCTCCGTGAGGAAGATGAGCGGGAGTTCCCGCTGAATCTGCGTCTGTACCTGGTTGAGGGTGAGGTCACCGATTGCCGTATCGATGCTGTCGAGGCGGCTCTGCAATTCCGCAACGGGGATGGTCGGGTCGTATTTGATGCCGAGCATCACGCACCATTCGGGGAGCAGGAGGACCGCTGTCGCGGGCCGCGCCTCTGTGAGCACGCCGCGCGCCTCAGCGCGAGGCCGCTCCAGGGCTGTTCCGAGTCCCGCCAGTAGCGTCCCGCCGTCTCCTCCCATCGCCCACGGCCGCCCGCGCGGGAGCAGGAGACGGAGGCAGGTCTCCATTACGCCCATGTCAGCGCCCCCGGTGCAACGATCTCACCGATCGGGAGGGTGTAGGGCCCCCCGCCGATGCCCGAGATGTTGATCGTGATGGAGTTGGCGCTCGCCCCCGCTGCGAGCACGATGGCCCAGATATTGCCCACGGAAATGATGTCCGTGGGGGCGATCTCGTCGTCATATTGCCGCGGGTAGCAGCCGTACAGGTACTCATCGATGGCGGCCTCAATCGTCGCCTTCGTCGCGGCGTCTGCCGGGGAGACTCCCGTGATGGTGACCGCGCACGTGCGCTCGACGGACGCCTGCGCGTAAATCGTCACGGCCAGGAGCCGCCGGCTCACATCCTGGAGGTATGCCTGTATCGCCGTCAGCGTCGGGGCGTCAGGAACGCGCCCTGGGCCCGTGGAGGCCCAGAGCGGGTAGACCACGACATCGGAGCCCGACCGCTTGGCGAATGCCTTGACAATGCCCTCGTACTCCTCGGCCTGCGCCACGTAGCCGGCGGCGGTGCCGACGATGGACTGATAGCGCATGCGCTGGAGGATTCGCCCCCGGTAGTTCTCCGTCTCCTCTGCATCCCTCCCCGCCTCGACCGTTGACGCCACCACGGCCCCAGTGATCCCCGAGGCAGGGGATGCGAGGGTGAGCGCGTCGGCCGGATTGAGGTCGCCGTCCACGCCGGGGGTCAGGCACTCAATCTGAGCGGATGCGGTCACGCCTACAATCGTCGCGTCGGCGACCTGTGCGTACACCAGGCCGTTGTCGGCGGACTGCCAGAGGGTATCCGCGGCGCAAAGTGACCCGTCCGTGCCTGAGATGGTCACGGCCAGGATTGCCGCGTTCGCCTCTTTCAGCGGCATTCCGTACCGCTGTCCCCAGTAGAGCAGCGCCTGCAGGTCGCACGTGACCGGCGATATCTGCTTGTAGAGCCAGTTCACCAGGCGGTAAAAGAGTGCCAGGGGACCCGAGAGCGCCGTTGCGAGCACGCGCACGAACGCCTTCGGGAGGATCGGCACCGTCTGTCCGATGGCCCCCTCGATGTCCGTGATGATCTGCGCCCTGGTCTCCGCAATCGTCGGCGGTGTATAACTCACGTTGTCACCCCCAGCGCCGCGCGCTGCCCCTGCCAGTTCACCCGATACCTGAGCGTCCCCGTGGTCCCGTCAGGCTCCTCAATTGTCACGTTGAGCCCGAGCGCGATAGTGGAGAGGATCACGGCCTCGACCGTGACCGCCTTCGCCATCCCGGCGGACACCATCCACGCGAGCGCCTGCCGTGCGGCCTCCTCGTAGTCCTGGCGCACCTTGTTCGACAACGGCTCCGACTCCAGCGCCTCGCACTCACTCCCGATCTCCTCCCTTGGTGCCGCGACGGAGTTGCCCCACCATCCCTCCTCTGTCCAGAGGGAGAGGTACACCGCCGTGGAGAGGCCCTGGTCCATGTCGGGCTGACCGCCGCGGAACGCGATCGCTCCGCCGTCCTCCGTCTGCATTACCCGCACGTCGCCGTCGTATCTGCTCATCCGTCTGTCCTTAGCGTGGTGGCCTTGGCGCCGGAGATGTCCGCCGCGAGTCCAACGAGCCCCGGGGAGACGGCGCCGTTCGATGGGTGGACGTGCCCAGCCAGTGTCCCGCATAGCGATGTGAGCGCCTGACTGAGCGCGCCCCACGTGACGAGATATTTCGACGTGCCGTTGAGGTAGATATTGCCGTCCGCCTTGAGGTCGATTCGCGCCTTGACCGTCGCGCCGGCGGTGTCCGTGGAGAAAATGGTCGTCTCCCCCTCGTCGGTCCAGTCGATGTTGATCTGGTAGTTGTGGAACGCGATGGCAATGCGGTAGTTGCCTCCGACGCCGAGCGGGACGAGCACGGCGCGCGTACCCTTCCCGGGCCGGGAGAACACGCCCGCCTGCCCGTAGATTTCCACATTCTTCACCGCGCCGCCCAGCCCCTTGACCTTGGCATACACCGTCTGCCCGGGCCCTCCGTTGCGGTTGGCGATCTCCGTCCTCTCGACGGTGGCGAGCTCTAAGAGACCCACGGCAGCTCCTTCGGCATCGTGCCGCTGTAGGTCTCTGGCAGCGCAAGGCGGAGCGACGTGGTGCGCCCGCCCGACGTGTCGAGTTTCAGCGTCACCCCCGCGATGAGCCACGGTACCTCTTTGTAGATCATGGCGCTCGGCGCGAGTAGGGTCACGGTTTGCCGCTCGGCCCACCGTTTGCCGTCGGGCCTCCGCCATCCGGTGACGCCTACGTTGACAGTGACGGCCTCCGCAAGGGAGGCCACGCGCAGGCGGGAGGCCGAACGGGATTTCAGCGCGAACGCCTTCGCCTGGGATGCCTTCTGGCCGTCCAGTTCCTTGGAGTCGTCCTGAGATTCCAGAGCCAAGGCGTCGGGTTGAGGACTACAGATCGGGCGATAGATGGGGACTGTGGAGTCTTTGGAGAAATCAATATCGTCGGGTCTGCCCGCGAATTGCGTCGCTACCTCGAAGTAGTTGAACCGCTTCGTGGAGTCATACTCCGCCTCCACGCTCTCCACTGGAAACTCACCCTCGACCAGGCGCGCGCCGGGCGGCTTTCCGACGAAGGTTGCCCCCCACGTCAATACGAGCTCTCCCTTGTAGCTCGCATTCAGGAGGATGTTTTTCGGAGCGGCCAGCGCGTTGAGGAAGTCCGCTGCGATCTGACCATACTCTGCGCGGCACTCCGGGATCGGCGCAGAATCGTTGTCCGCGCGGACGGAGATTCCGAATGGCTTGCATACCTTGCGGCAGATGCCCGCCAGGGTGAGAATGCTATTGCCAAACTCCGCATCTCCCTTGTGCGAGCAGTCGGCAAGCTGGCCCGTGAGGCTTCGCCCCTGGACGTTGATGGCGCGGTCATCCGATGATAGTTTCGGTCCCACCTTGTCGACGCGGCCGGTGAGGTACAGATCATCGTCGATGAATACCTGAAGAGGCTGAAAGCCGAAGGGGCGTACCGCGGCGCGCAGATCCTTCCGCGCCCAGTCCCACGGACCGTCAACGGAGATGGCATCGGCAATGTGGTCCACCGCCATCTCGATTGAGACGCCCTCCCACCCGGTGAGCTCCTTCCCGTCAATGATGACGCGCACGGTGTCGTCATTCATACCAACGGATCTCCGTCCCGCGGGGGATCACCAATATCGCCTCGTCCGCGAGGTGGTTCTGCTCGATTATGTCGTCCATGCGTTCGGGGTCCCCGTAGAGCTGGAATGCAAGGGTGACCGGGTCGCTGTCCCCTTGGAGCACCATGGACCGCTCTGTCGGGAGGCTGTAGGACTCCACCAGCAGCCTCGCGCGCGCGTCCGAGCAAAGTTGCCGAACGACTGCCAGCGCGTCGGGATCATCAACGTACGCCTCGACCGCGGCCAGGGTGTCGGCCGCGGAGTCCGTGAGCGCGTTATAGGCATCCACGGCATCGGAGCGGGAGGTGAGCGTGCCCGACGCAGTTGCCTCCGCGAGCGCCGCGGCGCCGCCCAGGATGAGCGGGATCCGCGCCGTGATGGCGCCGAGGCCGAGGTCCGCGAGGGTGGCGCAGTTCTGCGCCAGGAGCGAGGCGTACCCCTTGAGTTTTTCCGTGATGCTCGTCTCGAGGTTGGCGGGCATCCGCACGAGGCGGATTATGGCGGACGTCAGGTCCAGCGGGACAGCGGCCAGCGTGTCGATATTGCGCTCGATCTCCCGGTGCGCCGCGCCCATCGCGGAGCGAACGTCGTCGAAGCCCGACGTCAGGGAGCGGAGCTGGTCGAACGCGGAGGCCGCCGCGTCTACCGCGGCCCCTTTCGCGGCGAGCGCCTGCATCGGGACGAGGGCGGATATCTGCGCGGCGCTGGCGTCGGACGCCTTTGCCGCCGCGATCTCTGCCGCCGACTGGATGGCCGCTGCCGTGGTCGAGGAGATGGTGAGGGACGCGGGGTCGGGCGCCTCGACAAAATCGATCTGGAATGCGGCGTACCACACCCGCTCGATCAGCTTCTCCGACTGACTCCACGTCAGCGGGAGCACGTCGCGGTCACCCCACCGGGGGTGCTTCAACTTCGCGCGGCCCTTCTCGTGGAGCGCGTCATAGAAGGCATCCGCCTGCTTGTCGTAGTCCGGCCCGGTGAAGTACAAGGCGAGCGGGTACTTCTCCGCCGTGTTGCCAAGGTCTTGCACATCGGCCACGTTGCGGTGGGGCAGTTCGTGGACGGGCGCCTTCTTGCCTCCGCTGCGCTCCACGTCGTCGAAGAGCGGGGAGAACTCCACGCCGGACGGGGAGACATAGCGGCATTCGCGCAGGCGCTCGGCGAAACTCACATTCCCCTCAATGTGTTGAAGGTTCCCACGGTAATGGCCGGCGCGCCCGAGCCGGAGAGTTTCGCCGATGTTCCCGCGGGGAAACCGTTGAGGGTGATCTCAAGAGTCGACTTCTGGGCAGCGCCCGTGCCAAACCCCTGATTCCGTGCCTCGGCAAGCCGCATCGCGTCGAGCGCAGTCACCTGCCTTCCCGACATTAGAGCGCGGTTCCCGCCTGCTATCTGCCCGGGAGAGGTTATCATGGCATTCTGCCGCCTGGCGTATTCTTGGCCGAGTGCGGCAGCCCCGACGACTATTGCAGCGGGGGCGATTGCGGTCGCCGCGGCAGCCGCCAGTCCGCCGCCCGCCGCGGCGGTGATTGCGCCTTGCACTACCTTCCCGCCGGCCCCGGTGAGCAAACCGCCCCGTTGCGCGGCGTTGAGAGCGAGTTGAGCGACTGTCGCGGCCTTCGCTCCGTTGGTGAAAAGTTGCATCGCTGCCGTGGCGAGGGTGATGCCCTTGCTTATCGCCGAGGCGACGGCGAATGCCTTGAGAGCAATATTGAGAGCGACGAAGGCAATCGTCGTCCATTTGATCACCGGCCACCACCGGGCGAAAATGTCGTATGCGGTTTTTACCGCGTTGGCGACGCCGTTGATGAACCGCTCGATCTTCTGATTGATCAACTGGCGATTCGCGGAGATCCAGGCGTTGAGTTTCTCCAGCCATGGCCCCGCGTACCGAACGGCCGCGCCCAGGACTTTGTTGACGAAGCCCTGACCGGAGACGGTGAGGCGCTTGAGGTTCTCGTGAAGTTCCTTGCCGGCCGCGATGTCCTCGGGGTCGATCATCCCGCCGCTACTCCGCGCCTCTTCCCGCAATTTCGCGTAATCCTTTGCCATTTCGATGATGCCCTGACCGCCGCGGCCGAACGCCGATTGCGTGAGTGCGGCGCGCTTGGCCGTGTCCGTCTCTTTCGAGATCGCCTCCATGAGGAGGCCGAAGGCGTCTTCACTGTTCCGCGTGTGTTTCAATTGG